CGCTAGTGCGTTCTAAACAACAACAAACAAAAATTGTGCTAGTCAAGTGAGAACAATCAAGAAGTATGCCTCCCATATCTAAGGGAGCGATGGAGAGGGTCGCGAATTCGTTGGCGGGAGACATGGAGGCTAGGCAGGTTTGGTCCAGTAATAGTCCGGCGTATAGACGGTACACTGAGGCTTTGGTGGATGAACTGCGTAGGGTCTATGAACGCGATGTGCAAAGGTTTCGGTCCGCGAGACCTGTGCCGATCGTGCAGACGTTGGATACGATGTCGCAGCATGCTGTGGCTGAATTGTATCCAGAGTTTGCTCCGGTGTGGCTACCTTTGGATGAACCTGTTCATGCAAAGTACGCGGCTATGCGCTCTTTGGCGAACGAGTGGATGAGGGTGTCTTTGCGTAAGACGGTGACAACCATAACTCACGTCGGTGATAACCTTCTTGCCGCGGGGTTTGCGGCAGATCGCGGTGTGAGATTTGAGGTGGATGCTTCAAATGTCAACGCCATGCATGAAGCGCATAGGTCTTCGGTTAACTTTATGCGAGTAGCTGGAGATCCTCAAGGCATGAGAGAGTCTTGTGGGTACACGATACCTGCGGACGTTGCCGCAGATTTCGTACGAGGTCAGCTTTATGCGCGTGAGGCTGACGGTGCGCGGGTATTCGACGAGACTGAGGGTTTAGCAGTTGATGCCACCATCTATCCCGTCACTGTTCATCAGGTTTTGACCATGATGTTGCAGGTGAACGCGGTTGTGGCTGAGGTGGTGATTCCTTTCCATCCTCTAATGTTACAGGTGCCCGAAGGAGGGGAACTGCCTGGTACAGGTGTTCATTATGAGGTTACCGGTGATCACTTGCTTTTGAAGTATCCCGAGGGCGTCGCAGGCGCTACACAATATGACCTCACTACATGGCACGAATGGTTGGCAGCCACTCATAAACAGGTTACATATGGTGATGAGAAACCTGTGTTCAGGTTCGAGTTGCGTAAACCAAGAGGCTGTTTCCTTCACATCTCTGTGGTTAGGGTACCCGAGGGAACCACTCCGCCAGAGCGCACGTTCCATACTTTGGAATTGTGTGATGTGAAAGGAAAGACGATCCTCAACGGTTGGCGTTTGCGTGGTCTGGGCCTCGATCCGCAGAAGGAGGGCTCTTGGGAAGCGTTCACTCGTGTCTACGATCAGTCGACAGTAGACAAGATATATGAGTTGGCTGTTAGCTTGCCGGTAAATGAGTTGCATGTAAACAAGCTTGTGAGTCGGGCCACAGCCATAGGTCGGGCAATTATTTCAAGCACAGGCGTTGAAACAAAACCTTCGTTAAATGCGGACGAAGTGCGTGATCTGTGTGTGCAGATACATGCGATAGCCTTCTCGGAACGATACGCGGCAGGCTCGGTGGTTGGTGAGTTGAAGAATCGGTTGGATTCACTGTGTGGTTTTTCACGACTGTCCAGGGGGCAGCGGTTCGCATATTTGTTATCCGTTGCTGCCAATGGTTGGTGGGATGCTGTCGTGGGGAACACTGGGGAGCGTTTTCGTGATCAGTTAGACAGTTGGCGTGATTGGTTTAATCCAAAAACCGCGGCGCGGGTGGGTGAGTTCACACCTGTTCCGGCGTTTGTCGCCATGGAGACGTCTAGGAGAGACTGGTTGACGAAATGGAAGAAGCACGTGTCGAAGTTGCGCGCGGAGCCTTCCATGTTATTTGGTCTCAAAGGGAGTCTCATGGCTTCCTTTGTGGATTTCGGTAGGCCATGCAAGGCTTCTGATGGTTTGAGTTCTGGTATGCGCACCGGTGAGGTGGTTGTCGATTATGAGGATATGCGTAGTGGTGACGTTATGACAGAGGAAATAGAGTCCACAACTAAGGCCATAGGCCGCGTAGCCGATCTCGGTCGAGAATCAGAGGGCTTTCATGTGCTTGAGATGTCAAGTATGAGGCCGATCGCTGAAGACGTCGAGGAATACACGAAGCCGTCTTATATCGTGGACCCAGATTACGTGTCCACGTTGTCCGAGTTTCACGAAAGCATCTTTCCCGGGTTTTACGGTGAGTTGTTTTCGTATGACGAGGCTAGTATGTTCATCGATCCGCAGGACAGAGCGCTGGCTACGGACTTCCTGAGTTTGCCTGTTGATACGCCAAGACTTCCAAGTGATAGGAGCGTTTATAAGAGCAGGATTAAAGCGTATAATCGTGAGAAGGCTCAGCAAACGTTGCCTGGCACGTTGGCCGCGTTGATGGCCAGAAATATGGCCGATCCTCAGTTATCGAAGGGTCAGGATAAAGAAACAATTATACCGGCCATCTGGGAGAATTTTCTTGAGGTTGCGTGTGTCGACAACGTAAAGGAGAAATTGCGTCGATATCAGAATGAACCTATATCCCTCACTGAGAAAGCTTACTCCAGTTGGGCCACACAGGCAAAGCCGGAGACTTTGAAGTCACTCAGAGGGGCTTTGGCGAGCCAAGAGAAACTATTCGAAGAGAGAAATGTTGGCGAGTATATTGCGATGCTCAAGGCTGATCAAAAACCTCCACTGAGTACGAAACCTTTGCGGGAGCATGTGGCCCCACAGGTTATCGTTTACCATGAGAAAGTGCTGTCTAGTTTATACAGCAGTCTCTTCCGGGTGTTGCGTGAGCGTTTGTTGAGTCTGCTTCGTCCTCAGTTTCGTTTGGCCTTGGTGAAGGGTTCTGAAGAAATTCGAGAGTTCATGGAGATGAACCACCCCTGGGGTTCGGAGGAGGAGATACAGTTTCTTGAAAATGATTTCAGTAAGTATGACAAATCTCAGGGTGAGTTCGCCTTCTTGTTGGAAGAATATATCTTCAAGCAGTTAGGTCTCAACGGTGAGTTGCTTGAGAGATGGGTAAGTGGTCATGTGAATTGTTCGATCAAGGCCTTTTCGATAGGTTTGACCTTGCACGTAATGTATCAGAGGAAGTCCGGAGATGCCACTACAGCACTCGGGAATGTTATCTTGAACATTAACAGTGTCCTCTATGCTTATAGAGGCACTGACATTAAGTGGGCGGTGTTCATGGGTGACGACTCGTTGGTGTGTGTGGGTCGTGTCATCGTAGCCGCGGATGCACCTCAGATATTGGCCGAGATATTTAACCTGCAGGCAAAGTTCTTCATTACGAAGTACCCTTACTTTGCATCGGCCTTTGTTCTGTTTGATCAGGAGCGTAGGCGCGTGGTTTGGGCTCCAGATCCTGTCAAGGTTATTCAGCGTTGGTCGCAGTCTGTGCCCGAGCGCGATCCCCGTTGGGGTTCCCGTTGGGAGAGTTATAGTCAGGCTCTGGATGTGTATCGATACAGACACCGTTTGGGGGGTTTGGCGCCCGCGGTGCGAGATCGTTATGCTGTGCCGCCTGCAGTGGTGTATGATTTTGAGGCTTTGGGCAATGCTATTGCCACTGCCATAGAATCGGAAAAAGTTTTCAGGGGTTTACGCGAAGAGCGTGTCACTGTCATTAAAGATTGAACGAGTTGTGTTGTTCAG